CTAGGCGTTGCCACTGATCCGGTTGTGGCTGTCAATCCAGGCCATGATGTGTGATTTGATCCAGCGCAGTGGCTGGTGGTCGATGGGTTTGGGAAAGGTGGTATCCCTCATGCGCAGGTGATACAGCGCTGTGCGCCCTTTTCCCAGCATGACCATCAGCTCACTCTGGTCAATCTTCTCAATCTGTTCTTGCATGCTTCCTCCTATCCATTCTGTTCATTTGTAGCGACGGTCCAGCGATAGCCACCATGGGTTGCCTGAGAGTTGTTCAGGCAACGGGTGATGCTGACCCGCACAAACCCGCCTGTTCGTTCCGCCTCGACAATGCTGTCGAACCTCACAATCTGCTGCTCCTCGTTGATGCCGATCACCGGCGTCTTGTGCCATTGCGGATCCCGCACCTGGTCCACGAAGAGGCGGCGAGTGTGCCGCCCTCTGCCGTTCTCCCCGACCATGCAAAAGTGTTCAACTCGGGTGGTGAAGCGGGCCTCCCTGTGTATCTGGCCCATCACGATGCTGGCCTTGCTGACCGTGAGGGAGAAGGCCGCAGCCACCTCTGCGCTGATGGCGCCATCGGTTCGGGCATGAACCCACTCGGCAACCTCCTGAATGATGCTCATGCTGCTCTCCTGATCTGCAGGTGCTTGTACGGGTTATTGGCTCTGGCGATGGCCGCCATCGGCGGCGGGCTGACGCTGTTGCCTACCATCAACACCTGATCGGTGATGGAGAGTAGGGTGCCGTCGTGGCCGCGGTCATGGATGTAGTGGCGTGGCATGCCCTGGCAGCCATAGAGCTCCTTCGGTACCAGCATGCGCAGGCCGATATCCACGATCACCCAGGTGGTGCCGCACCAGGTAACGGTCACCAGTGCCAACCTGTCCTTGGTGGTGATGGTGTGCATCGGCTCGGTGACAGCCCCCCACTGCCCACCGCTCGAGTAGTAGCGCATCAGGAAGGCGCTGACCCGCAGGGCTCCGGCCTCTTGCTCCGGTGTCAGGCCGCACTCACCCGGGCTCGCCATCACGGTCTGCACCAGGGCGTGGTGCTGACCCGCCGAAACGATGGTGGGGAGCTGGCCCTCCGGGGTGCTTGGCGGCAGGTTCTTGCGCAGGTGCACCATGAAAGCGGAGGCCAGTTGCTGCTGGCTGCCGCTGGAGGTGATTGTGCTGCATGGGTCAGCCACGGATCTGGCTGGCACGGTGTTGAACCCGCCGTTGGCCTGCACCATCAAGGGGGCTGCCAGCATAGACTTGCCACCGCCGCCGGCCATGATGGCCGCAGCGGGCTCATCGACCCCGTGCTCGCCCCCTTTACCAAAGTGGCGCACCACCAGCGGGGCCAGACTAGGGTTGCACAAGGCGAACGCACCGCCCTTGGGCCAGCCGGTGATGGTGCGCAGCGGGGCGTCAACCGAATCGACACCGCGCCCTGACCAGTTGGCCAGCTCAATGATGAAGGGCTTGGGATTGGTCAGCACCTCGCGGATCACCCCGATTGCCACGCGCTCCAGGGTCGCATCGGCCAGCGGGCGTTTGACGTTGAGCCCCTGTGCCCGGGCTTCTTCCTTGGTGAGGAAGATGCTGGGGCAGGGGATAGACCAGTCGATGTGATCCGCCGTTACCCGATACGGCTTGAGGTCACTGCCTGGTGCCGGGGCCTTGCAATGGGTTGGAGCGGGCCAGCAAACGGGCTCCCCGTCCCGGCGGGCAACGAGGTAGAGGCGCTGGCGGCTGGTAGCCGCACCGTAATCGGCGGCATTCTTGACGGTATGGTCAAGCTCATACCCCATGCGCTCGATGCTGGCCAGAAAGCGGCGCCAGGTCTGGCCTGCCCGCTTGGGATCCGGTACCAGGTATTGCTGCTGGCGTGGCACCCGTTCTCCTGGCTCGGCGATATGCTGTTCGATCTTGGTCTTCTTGCCGCGCTGAACCTCGACCAGCTTGATGACCCGGCCAGTGGTCTTGTCCCGCTTGGCGACGAGGGGCCCCCAGGTGCGCATCTGCTTGACGTTCTCCATGGAAAGCACTGCAGGTTTGCTCAGGGCCAGCCACTTGGTGATCACCCAGGCCAAGCTGCGGATCTCCTGCTTGCGCGGCTGACCGCCGGCGGCCTGTGAGTGGTGGGTGCAATCCGGGCTGGCGTGCAGCCAACCGACCGAGCGCCCTGCCAGCACAGCAACCGGGTTCACGGCCCAGATATCCTCCTGCAGGTGCAGGGCCTCCGGGTGGTTCGCCTGATGCATGGAGAGTGCCTTGGGGTTGTGGTTGATGGCGATGTGCACCGGGCGCCCCAGCCCACGCTCTATCCCCGTGCTGGCGCCACCGCCGCCAGCGAACAAGTCCACGTTGATGGCAAACTCCAGATTGAGCGGGGCCCCGGTCACCTTGGCCCTGACGGCGCGGGAGCGGCGAAGTGATTTGCTCATGCGGCCTCCCCATCATCCAAGGTCAATGGCAGTTGATCGTGAGCCTGACCCAGCAGGTGTTTGGCCATTTGGGTCGCAGCCTTGAGCATGGGCTCTTGGTCAATCCTTCCATCCTGCAGATCGCGGATGTAGCCAGCCAGCAATCGGGTGTTGGCCGGGGTCAGCAGGTCAGCCTCATCAATCTGGTAGATGACTGACTTGATGGCCGGGTGTTGCTGCCAGTCGTGCAGGGGTTCTATCTCAAGGGCGGTGGCTGGTGGACTTTCCTGCTCAGCCGCCGCAGCGGCGCTGGCCTCGTTATCGTCGGCTGCTGGTGGTTCCCCCGCGGCCGGTTCTGTTTCGGCGGGTTGCTTCTGGGTGACCACGGGGGTCAGCTTGGGGTCGGCGTTACGGATAACGTGATCGGCGGCCAGGGTGAGCTCTACCGCTTGGCGGTGGATCATGTCGAGGATGATGGTGCCGGTGGTGATGAGGTCGTCACGGCGCAGGCGTTCCTCGGGGCGACGCTCGCCCTGCCAGCCGGCGTCGAAGATCACCACGGCTGAGGCGAAGCCGCTAGAGCTGGGCTTGTCCTTCTTCGGGTCGCGGGGCACGTACCAGCTCGGTACCTCAAAGCCGATACGGCCGCTGATGAACTGGATGAAGTCGGCATCTTCTGGCCACCAGGTTTCGCTGGTGGCAGCCTTGATGAGCAACATGATCTTGGCGCCCAGCGCCCGTTGCTCGCGGCAGTAGTTGAGGATGGCCTCCATCCCGGTGATGGGGTTCCCCTCGCTATCCGTGCAGGGGCGCGAGTAGGGCGGGTTGGCGTAGGCAGCGCCCCCTAGGCGGCGCAGGTCAGCGGCCAGCTCCTGGGTAAGGGCGTTGTCTTCGGCGTCGTAGTAGTTGGGCACCAAGTGGTTGCAGTCGTCGGCGAACATGTCGAGCACCACCGGCCCCAGGGTGGGGGCGAACTGGTGGAACAGGCCCCAGGCCAATGCCTTGGGGGTCTGCCATTGGTCACCAATCTGCTTGAGCTCGTGGTCAGGCTGGGCCTGCAGTTCGGCCAGCGCTTGGGCGTAGTGGTTCATGCCGCCACCTCGGGGCTGGTGGGGTACCAGGCAAAGCCGTCTTCGGCTTGTCGGATGACTTTGCCGCACTTCATGGCGAGGTGGAACTCGGTGGTGGCGCCCTGGCTATCGCGCCAGCCCGGGAGCATGACGAGCTCGTCGGCGAGCATAACCATGGGCAGGCTGCAGGCTATGTACTCGGCTTGAGTCAGGCCCTCGGGGAAGATGGCAGGGTTGAGCGGGATATGGCCGCGTGTAATGACCCACTGAAATCCTGCTCAGGTCATAATGAGTGGAGATCACAGACATGAGCATCACGATGGACGAAGAAATCAAACGTTGGACGGCCAAGCGCAAGTCCGCCTTGGTCATGGAAATCATTCAGGGCAAGACCACCGTCGCCGAAGCGGCTCGAGCCTTTGATTTGCCGCCCTCCGAGATTGAAGAATGGGTAGATGACGCCAAACGGGGCATGGAAAACGCCTTACGGGCCAAGCCACTGGATATTCGCGAGCAGTACGAGAAGCAGCTCAAGGAACTCCAGGAAGCTTATGGCGAGGCCATGCTGGAGTTACGCGCCAGAAAAAAGCTGGCCTCCCTGCTGGGCGAGGACGACAGATAGTCGCCGATGTTCAGCAGGGATTACGCGCAGAAGGTATTGATGTCTCCGTCAGCAAGCTCTGCCGCTGGTTTGGCCTGCCGCGTCGTAGTTGGTACTACCGCAGCGTCAACGGCGTTTTTCAAGATAGTTGTCGCGCAAAGCTGTTTTAAGCAGCCTCTTTTTGCTCCGGCTCGGGTTTCTCGGGCCGCTCCGGATTTAGCATCACGGCACCGATAGGTGTCCAGTCTCGCGTCTTGCCACTCCACCTCGCTGGGTGTTGTGCTCGGGCGGCCTGGTACACAGCATCCCGTTTCGCCAGCAGGGCTTTATCGTCACCCCGATGCCGCTCGTTGGGTGTGACGAAGCGGATACGGCTATGCCGGTGCTCTTCGTTATACCAGGCCATAAAGTCGCGCACCCACTCCCTGGCCGCTTCCAGACTGGCAAAGCCGTCTGATGGCCACTGCGGACAGTACTTCAGCGTCCTGAACAATGACTCCGAGTACGGATTATCGTTGCTGACCCGAGGCCGTCCCCGCGAGGGCGTGACACCCAGGTCATGCATCTTGGTCAGCAGCGTGACTGACTTCATTGGCGCGCCGTTGTCCGAGTGCAAGACCAGCGGCTGCTTCCAGCACTGCTCGCGGATGATGCTCCGTTGCAGCAACGCCGCCGCCCGTTCACCGCACTCTTGCTCATGCACTTCCCAGCCCACCCCTTTGCGGCTGTAGATGTCCTCTATCAGATAGAGGTAGTAATACTGGCCGCGCACGAGTGACGGCAAGTAGGTGATATCCCAGGACCACACTTGATTGGGCCCAGTCGCGGTATGGCTGGTTGGTACCGGCACATGACGCGGTGGCTGGCTACGGCCACGCCTGTGCTGCTGGTCAGCCGCCCGCAAGATGCGATAGAAGCTCGACTCACTGGCCAAGTAGCGCCCCTGGTCGGCCAGCCGTGGCACAATTTGACTCGGCGGCAACGAGGCGAACTCCTGGCTATTGCAGACGTCCAGCACGGCCTGCCGCTCCTCTGGGCTCAATGCATGAGCAGGTATGGAACGAACCGCATCCGGTCGCCTATCGGCACTCAGCTCAGGCCCGGCCAACCAGCGCTGGAGCGTTCGCAGACTCAGCCCCAACACCTCGGCCGCAGGATGCTTGCGGGCGCCAGCTTCAAGCGCTTCGCGCCACCATGCAACGTATTGCTGCCGCTCTGGCAACGAGGTCAGTTGTCCTCGTCGACGTTGCTCCAGTAGGCATCGAGCTTTTTTTGCAATATCAGCAGAGCTGCCGCCTCGGCCAGGGCCTTGTCTTTGCGCCGCAGCTCTTGCTCCAGTTGCCGGATACGCTTCTTGTCCGCTTTGGCCTGTGCCTTCTCCGCCTGTTGTAAGGTACGAGCGGATTGCTGGCCCAGAATACAGGCTTGGCGCCATTGCTGGACTTGCTCGGGATAGAGACCCTTACGGCGGCAGTACTCACTGAGTTCAATCTCGGAAAGCGCAGCGGTTTCCAGCACGACGGCGAACTTGGCCTCGGCGGGCCATTCATCGGTCAGTTTGTTGTCCCCGGGCACAGGAGACCCTCCGTCTTTGGCGTGTTTGCGCCAATTATACAGAGTGACCTCGCTGATGTTTTCCTGCCGAGCCAACTCGGCCACCGACATATTGATGGGCGGCAGCAGCTTCTTGAGCAAAGCAGCCTTGCGCTCACTTGAATAACGAGCCATTCGACACTCTTTATCCGCCCCCGGTCTTCACATTTAGATTATTCAGATTAGGCGACAACTATTCTGACACCGGGGGTCAAGGCCGCGCCCAAGCTTCAGGAGCATCTGGTCACCCCGATCAAAAACATGATTGAGGAGAACCCATCGTTCGGTTACCGGACGGTTGCAGCCCTGTTGGGGTTCAACAAGAACACGGTACAGCGCATCTTCCAGCTCAAGGGCTGGCAAGTTCGCAAGCGTCCGGTTGGGTTTCGCCCCCGGATCCAGGCCCTGCCTTCGGTGGCCTCAGCGCCTAACCAACGCTGGGCGACGGACCTATGCCGGATCTGGGCTGGTCGCGATGGCTGGTGTTCCTTGGCGCTGGTGATTGATTGCCATACCCGTGAACTACTGGGATGGCATCTCTCGCGCAGTGGTAAATCGAAAACGGCCGAGGCAGCGCTGGAGCAAGCCTTAATTGCTCGCTTCGGCAGCTTGGGACGAGTTGCATCGCCGTTTTTGTTACGTAGCGACAATGGGTTGGTGTTTACCAGCCGCAACTACACAGCACTGGTGAAGAGCTATGGGTTGCAGCAGGAGTTCATCACGCCGTACACGCCGGAACAAAACGGCATGGTCGAGCGGGTGATCAGAACGCTCAAGGAGCAGTGTGCCCATCGGCAGAGGTTCGAGACCTTGCAGCATGCCAGTCGGGTGATTGGCGACTGGATCCAGTTTTACAACCAGAAGCGTCCTCACCAGGCGCTAAAGATGAAAACACCGGCGCAGGCCTATGCCGAAGCCGCTTAGTTGTGCAGGAACGGCTGGGTCATTACACGCGCTCACGCTGGTGGTTGGCCTCGGCATGGAAGGCGGGGCGGTTGCAGTCAGGCATGCCGGACATGGGGCCGGCGATGTAGATGCGCTTGCGATGTTGTTGGTTCGACATGGTTCATCCCGTTCACTGTTGTGTACGAGACTTAAGTTAAGTCATCCAAACATCATTGTAAAGGTTGGTGTTGTGATTACTTAACCCCATGCTTTTCAAGAAACCCGTGGTGCTGGTGAGTAATGCGGAGTTTGGTCTTAGGGGGGGATGTATTGCCTACCAAGTAAGCCAAAATAAATAGCCAATAACAAAGGCCGATGATGCTATCGCTGATACCATGGTTATTTTGTGTAAATCCTGAGATGCGGATACTCTCTTATCAAGTTTTTTCTTTAATTTTTCCACTTCACTTTTATTTCCCGCATCATTACTTGTATTACTGGTAAATTCTGAGATAAGTCTTTGGAATAAACTGGTATATTCCTCTTTTATTGCTTGCAGATTGTCAGCGTTGCTTCTAAGTAGAAATCATGTACAGAACCTTAAGCGGCAAGCGAATTAATAATACCGTCTAACGTGTTGTTTTGCTTGGATTTTCTCTGCCTACTCTTTTTGCCGTTTTTGGATAAATACACCATTGCCCACTCCAACTTCTCTGTTATTTCCTGCCACGCACCATGGATGATGCTCGCCAATATCGGCATTAACCAAAGCGCGCTGTTTTTGGCAATCTTCAGCATCGATAACTCCGCGCTGCCAATCAGCGTCAGCGCCAGCCGACGTTTGACCAGCAAGGCCAGCAAACTAGCCCAGATCAAGCCTTCCGCTATCGCTTTTTGTCGTGTCGCGAACGCCTTCAACCGGTTATGTGATTTCAGCTCTTTGAACAACAGTTCGATCTGCCAACGGCAACGATACAATGCCATCACCTTCTCGGCTGGCCATCGCTCACGCGGAAGATTGGTCATCCATATACAGAACCGTTTTTCCTCTGCAAACCAACGTCTTATGAGTCGATATTTATACTTTTCCGAACTCACATCCAGATCCAGAACCTCGGCTCTGCAGCTTCTCCGATCGATATCCTTGAGCTTTTTTCCGAGTAACTTGGGCATTTCCCTGCCGTCCTGTCGGTAAGCTGCCTGTACTTTGGGATTGAGATTTTGACTCCCTCTGACCAGATAGCTTCCTTTGGCTTTGGTCACATCAGCAAAGTACTCGCGGCTGATGTAACCGGCATCCGCCAATAACAGTTTGTTATTTAACGAATTTGCGGCCGGAAGATGCTTGCGCTCCGATTCGGTATCCGCCGTGATACTCATCGATATCGGCGACTGGTCCAGCAAGGACATGGTCATATGACACTCTACCGCAGCGGGGCTGTGCTTATTGAATCGGCCCGGGAAATGTTCTGCCAATTGCGGATGTAACGCGAATGACGACCCGTCCTGCAGCAGTACCTGCTCAAAGCCTGCCAGTCCGTGGGCGTCCGGTAGACACTCCTTGAGGCGTAAGGCGATGGCTCGTTCAACCAGTGCGCGCATGAACAAGGGAAAACCCTGCTTGCGTAACTGGTTGTGAAAGGGTTTATACGCTATTTGGTCAGTATCATGGAGCTGCAACGCATTGAAATGGCGATGCAAACCAGCAATACCATCCACCTTGTCGCAACCAAGCCCTGAGAGCAGAGCCGGGAGTAGTCTCGCAGGCTGGATATCCCGGAGTCGCTGACAAAAACCGGTAAATTTACCGATCCGGTTGAGTTCAGAAGAGCTAAGAAGTTGCTTGAGGTACTGGGTTGCATTGATAATAGTCATGGCTTCGGGCGTGTCGGTTTTTTTTTGCGATTAAATCAGATCACAAACGAAGCCTTTTTTCTATCTATTTCAATTGGTTGTAGCTAAAGATCCTGTACATGAAGTAGAAATAACATGAAAGTTGATACTAAAAGTGAGGAAATTGCAATAGCATAATTGCTGATAGCAGTAGAGTTCACATTTATATTTGAAACGGAAAATAGTAATGTAATGGGTGTTGCTAATGCTTTAGTTGCAACATCATTAATTGATGTATTGAGTTTTCCGTTATATTCCCTGTATTTCTCTTCATATTCACGGCGAACATTATCAAATGAGAAACTGGTTACAAATAAACGATAGCCGTGCTCAAATTGAATGAGAAATTCTTGCAGTCGATTAAGTAGTGATCCAAATCGCTCCTTTTGGATTACCTGCAAAAGCATATTAAATAGGACTTCTTGAAATATATATTTTTTTTGCGTGGTATGTTCTGGCTCTTGCATGGTATCAGTAAACATACCAAAGTTAGTCGAATTCAAACAGTCAAGAACTTGTTTATCATAAATAATATCAATTGTGAGCTTACCACGACCAAGATAGACTAATGAGGTCGCGCTATTTTCATGATCAGCCGCAACTTTAAGATAATCGATAAGTTTGACGACATCTCGGTATGCGTTAATAAGTGGGTGGTCGTCATCGCGGGAGTAGATACAATACCCATCATTAACGACCATGAAATGTGCTGGGATTGCCAGTCTATTATCTTGATTACTTAGTAGCTCATCCCATGTTAGATAAACGTGTTTGGGATTGGAGAGTGTCAGATTGACTGTGGCGCCAAGTTTTACCAGTTGTTCTCCACACTCCGTAATATCAAGATGGTCCTTGTTAAAATAAACTGTACCAGCAGGGATTAAATCGAAATTATTTGCACGGTTTAATAAAGAGAGATTTTCTGCTGTCATGGATATTTCTCCAGACACAGTATCATTACGAGAGGGATTGATCTCGTTTAATTGTTTATAGACATCTCTATAAATTTCAAGTATTTCAACCGTAACAACCATAATCCCTTTCAACCCTATTCGTCATTCTCCGTTAGCATTTTGAGCAAATTATCTGGTATTGCATTTATTTGAAGTGTTTTATTGACCTTGTCAAAGGTCACCTCAGTACCAAGTGCTCTGCGAGCAAATCTTATAGATAAAAGAGCTGTTTTTCCATTAAAATATGTGAACTTTGATAACGTAGATCTGTCTATGCCAATCTTGTCGCTCAGGCTGTGATTTTCTTGCGCATGAGTTCTGAAATTCGCAGCGTTGTCAGGGAATAGTCTATTACTTAAACCTTCTAATGATACTTGGCCATCTTGATTGATATTCTTCTTAATATAATCTACTGCGTCTTGTAGGAGATCGTTTTTTTGTTCAACATCATATTCCATCTCATCGCAAAATGACTCAATTGCTGACTTCAAAGCGGTAGTATCAGTGCGATTGTTTATATATTCATCACATCCTACAAAACTTGTGAAATACTGCCGCATATCTCCTGCACTCTTCCCCAATTTAAAACGGAGATATTTAGGGCCTAGTCTGGCTGGATTTTTCCAAGAAGTGAGGTTAATTCGCACTGCGAGGTGTAGTTTATTCAGATCCAATGGGTCCACAGAGCTCAAAACAAGCTCTTCATCAAGTACCATACCGGTTGTTTCATGGAGCATGACGACGGCTAAAAAGGTTTCGGCTTGAAACTGATAAGCATAGAACAATAAATATCCAGGCTTGGCCGACCCAGCTTTGCCCCAGTGATTCATGGCAAAATCTCTTGTTGAACGTCTTGACAACTCGAGAAAATCTGTAAAGGAATTATCTGCAAATCCAAGTTTAAGCTGAGATTCAAAAAAAGATGGTTCTATTGGAGGCTGGCCTTCATCAGGCTGCGTGTCAGACTTGAAACATCCAGATGCTAAGGTCGTAGAGCGAAATAAATCGCCTAACACTGACACAACTTGCTCGGATAATTTATCTACATCATTCTCAACGTCCCTTAATTTAAAGGCCGCTTTCTTCGTGTCATTATCTCTCGTTTCCCATAAAACTTTATGAATTATGAAGTTCTTTATTAAAAGGCGACCATTTTGTCCTTCATTAACTTGTGGGAGGTCATCAATAACTTCTAAGACTTCTGGCATAGCGCTCAATTCCTTTTTATTAAAGTCTATTAGTTAGCGTCGCTTCCGGCGGCGACGGTGTTCCACCATAGTACCGATGATCTGGATATGCTGGCGATCCGAGCGCATGGTGGGAAAGTCGTCATTGAGTGGTACTAACTCAAAGACCTCTTGACCATCTTCACCAATTCCCCGAGGACGATACTTCTTGAAGGTGGCAGCTTCCTCACCATTCTTGGCAACTACGAAATCCCCTGGGTGAGGGTGTTCGTCCGGGTCAATCAGTACCACATCCCCTTCGACAAACTCCGGTTCCATGGAGTGGCCTTTCAACTCGATGGCAAAAGCCCGCTCCCCCAGTTCGAGGTCTGTGGTGATGTAGACCCAGTTGCCATCGTATTCGCGAAGTTCACTAGTCTCTGTCCAAACCCCAGCCTGCACATAGCTGATCACAGGAATACGGTGAATATCAGGTGGTGCTATCTCCAGGTTCTGGCCTGTAGGGTCACCCTTACCATCCATCAACCAGAACACAGATACAGATAGCGCTTTTGCCAGTGCTGATAAGTTTTTGGCATCAGGCGTGTACACACCGTTTTCCCACTGAGAAATGGATGCTTTGTTTGCGCCGATTCTGTCGCCGAGTTGCTGTTGGGTCATTTTAAGGCGCGACCTAGACAGCTTGATGCGTTCTCCAATGTTCATAGTTAAGTAATTTAAACCTTTCGAGGTTAATTGTGCTTGACTGGTTTGTTGTGCTTGCTTAACCTCGCTGTGTCTACAGGAGGGACTATGAAGAAACTAGATGTCATCGCTTTCTTTGGCGGGGTGACAAAGACCGCAGAAGCACTAGGCATAAGCAAGTCTGCGGTGTCCCTATGGGGAGAAGAAATCCCATATGGACGAGCTTGTCAGGTACAGCTTGTCACCAAAGGACGGTTGAAAGTCGAGCCTGTGGGAAAGGTGAAACCATCATGACAAAACCCACCAGAACAACCACGAGAGTGAAGCGGGAACACTCCCACCTTTCTGACCCTATTGACGCCGCTTATCAGCTGAGCCGCCGCTACAACATCACCGACCTAGCCCGCCTGATGGGCTCCAAGCGCCCGACCACCCTGAACAACAAGTTCAACCCTGCTTGCGAAGACCACCACCTGACCCTGTCCGAGGCGATGGCGGTGACCGAACTGACCGGTGACAACGCCATCCTGCAGGCCTGGGCGCTGGCCCGCGGCCATACGCTGGTGGCCCTGCCGGATAGCACGGTGACCGAAGAAGAGCTGGCCGACCAGGTAATGCTGGTGGGCGAGGTGGTAGCGGCGGTGTTTGGCGAGCTGCGGGAGGCGCGGCAAGACGGGGTGATCGACCCGATTGAACGGCAGTCCATCACGGCGGCAGTGCACCGGGCCATCAAGGAGCTGTTGAGCCTGGAAGAGTCGGTAGCCAGTCAGGTGCGCCCGTTCCCGGGGCCACATGCACAAGGAGAGAAGTGATGAAGGAAGCACAAAAAGAGTGGGCCGGCGCTGCTGTAACAGCCCGACCCGAGGTTGGTTTTCGCGGAGAAAACAACGTGGACAAGCGTACCCAACAATCGCCGAGGGCGCAAGGCAGTCGCCGCTCGTGCATCCCGCCCATGTTGCCGAAGCTGGTGGTGGGCACCCGGGGGGCCTTTCTGGTCTACAGCGGGTTGCGCATTCCGGCCACGGCCGAGCAGGTGCAACGCCATCTGGTCTGTTTGCAGCAACACCTGCAGGAGGTGGCCCATGCATCCTGAGCTGTTTATCGAGCGCAACGTGGCGCAGATCCTGACGGCGGGGGGATACACCCCGGATGTGGTGCACACCGCAACCCAGGCGGCCCTGCGGCATTTTCGCACCACGCCGTGCTTTGCCAAGGGGCAGGCTTTTGCCAAGTGCCTGGCGGAGGGAAAGAAGATGGCCAAGTTGCTGCAGCGCAAGCTGCGCCAGCAGGAGAGGGACGCCAAGAAGGCGGCCAAGCCGACGCGATTGAAGAAGGTGAGCCATGGGTGAGGTAGTCAGACTGGCGGCCCCGGTGGCCGCCCCAGTTTCACGAGGATGCAACGTGGCCGACAACCGCCGCAGCGGGTTTGTGCTGCTTTACAAGAGCCTGAAGGAGGCCCCGTTCTACCGTGACCCGGTGCGCAAGGCGCTGTGGTTGCACCTGCTGCTGGAGGCCGCGCATGAGCGCTGTGAGTTGACCTTCAACGGCAATCGTCTGCTGCTGCAGCGTGGGCAGATTGTGGGCTCGGCCCGCTCACTGGGGGAGGCCTGCGGCATCTCTGAAGACAGTGCTCGCCGATCCCTGGAGGCCTTCGAGCAGGAGGGGATGATCAGCCGCACCAGCAAGCAGGGTACCCGGGGTTACACCTTGGTCACCTTGCTCAACTACGACCCTTACCAGCGCGGAGTTTCAGAACACATTGGCGCGGAGTTGGGTGCTGAGTTGAAACCCGCATCAGGGCAGGGGATTGAGGGGGTATCGCAATCTGATGGCGCGGAGTTAGGCGCGGAGTATCACGCCGAAGATCTAAACAAGATAAACAACAAAACAAACAAAGATCTTAAAAACTCTTCGTCGCAACTCGCTGACGCGACTTTCGACCAGGTTGGGGAAGAGCCCGCCGCTCTGGAGGTTGCCGATCCCGAACCCAAGTCCAAGACCCGGATCATTCCGGAGGCGGCCATCCAGACCCCGAACGGCAAGGCGTGGGGGACCAGCGATGACCTGATGACCGCGAAGTGGATGTTTCGTCGAGTGCAGTTGATCACCCCGACCGCTCTTGAGCCGAACTGGGCGCAGTGGTCCAACGTGATCCGGTTGATGCGTGAGCTTGACCAGCGCAGCCATCGCGATATTTGCGAGCTGTATGACTGGGTGAGCCGTGATGCGTTCTGGTGCACCAATATCTTGGCCCCGCAGAAGCTGCGCCAGCAGTGGGATCGGTTGCAGGCCAAGCGCGGCAACCCGTCTGCCGGCCACCAGCGCCCCCTGTCCAATCTGGCGCAAGCCCAACAGCAGGCCCAGGCCCTGCGAGCCGCGGGGGTCGATTATGACGACAACACTCCCCTCTAACGTGACCAGTCTGCCCGTGAATCAGGCCAGTCTGCAGGTGAGCACCGGTATGTCGATGTTCCTGGCCGACGAGCTGTTGCCGCTGATGGCTGGGTGCTGGCCCGCCAGTGCCAGCCAGTTGGATGCCAATGCCCGCGGCGTGGCCATGGCCTGGGGTGTTCAACTGCGCGGGTTCACCGCCCAGCAGATCCGCGAGGCGGTGTTGGAGCTGGCCGATGACGCTGGCCGTCAGTTCGCCCCCCGCCCGGCCGAGGTTAAGGCCAGCATCCTGCAGCGCAATCCGGTACCGAAGTCTGCCCCTGTGGGCCGCCAGGTCTCTTTGCGAGCCTGCGAGATGCAGGCGGAGGCCCGTGTCTATGTGCGTGATCGCCAGGTGACCGATGAGGCGGTTCAGGCCGAGCTGCAGCCACTGCTGGCCCAGCTGCGCCGCGAGGGTGTGACGATAACCGGGAGGATGGCGTGATGGCGGTGACGTTCAGTGATGCCTGTGAGCGGGACATTCGCCGCGCCCGGTATGTGCGGGTGGCGGTGTACCCGGAGGTGAAGGACTGGTTGCCGGTGCAGGTGCGCCTTGAGGTGTCGGATTGCCCGCGGCAACTGGGGTGCACCTCCCAGTCCCACCGGGCCGGGCACTACCTGGTACAGGGTGCCGAACTGGCTGAGGTGATGAAGGCGGTGAACGCCCTGCGCGGCCAGCAACAGCGGCCCGCCACGCTGGAGATGATCCCATGCGCGATTTCATGAGGGGCACCCTGATGGTGGTGGTGCTGGTGGGGTTAGCGGTGTATCTGGCCGCGAATGTGTCGATGGGGGTGAGGTGATGGAACTGATGATGCGGGGGGCAACCCCTTTGACGATGACCAGCGTGGAGATCGCCGAGCTGACCGGAAAGCGCCACGACAACGTGATGGCCGATATCCGCAAGATGCTGGTGGAAATTCAATCTCCTGAGAAGTCAGGCGATTACCAGGATGGCCGTGGTCGCACCCAGCCGTGCCTGTTGCTGGACAAGGACGAGACCCTTTGTCTGGTGGCCGGTTACAGCGCCCAGTTGCGGATCCGGATTATTCGTCGCTGGCAGGAGCTGGAGCAGCAAGCCCACCAGCCCGCGATGATGATCCCCCAGACCCTGCCGGAGGCACTGCGCCTTGCTGCCGAGCTGGCCGAGCAGAAGATGGCGCTGGAACAGAAGGTGGCGATGGATGCCCCGGCGGTGGAGTTCGCCAAGCAGATCGCCAGTGTGGAGAAGGGGATCACCTTGTCGGCGTTCGCCAAGACGGTGGGCCTTGGCCCCAATACCCTGTTCACCCTGCTGAGGGAACGCAAGATCTTGATGAGTTGCCGCGGGGAGCGCTGGAACCTGCCGATGCAGGAGTATGTGGACCGCGGGCTGTTCGCGACCCGGGAGAGCTCGTTTGACAGCAACGGCGAGCGGCGCATCAGCTTCACCCCCCTGATCACCGGCAAGGGCCAGCAGTGGCTGGTGGAGCGACTGATCCGTGACGGCATCCTGCGTGGGGTGGCGGCATGAGTCACAACCTGGCCCTGTTGCCATCGGCTGAACGGCAGCGCATCGAGTTGATCAAGCAGGCGCACCTGCTGGTGTGGCGCCGTCGCCGCAACGAGATCGGGCGTGAGGTCGTGGTGGCCGCCATTGATGAGGTGGATGAAGAGCACCGTGAGTGGTTTCGCCAACAGTTGAACGCGATCAGGGGGCAAGCGTGAGCGCAGGTAACGCCGTGTTTGTCGAAGCGCTGGGGCTGGCCCTGGTGCCGCTGGGCGACAGCCTGCCGGCGGTGAGGCGCCAACTGGCTGGCAAGCCGGTGCGTCTGGTGTGCGATCAGGGGGCTGACCTGCTGGCCCAGTTCTCTGAGTTGGTGTCGGCCCTGGCCTGCGCCGCGGTGGTCAATGCCGCCGGTGGGGAGCTGCTGACCGCCAATGCCACTGCTTGCGTGATAGCCGATGGCTGCATTGGGGAAACCGTCACCGCAGAGGTGGAGGGGGTCCATCTGCCTTTGTGCTGGCATCACGACAACGAGCACCGCAATGGGCAGTTACCGATCCGCCTCGCCGATGTGGCCGGGTGGCTGGCGCAGCTTGTGCTGCAGCGGGTCGCTGGCTGGTGTGGGGTGGCCGCTGCTGACCTGACTGCCCGGGATCTGTGCTGGTGGGCGACCGTCTATAAGGTGCTGCCTTCATTGCCGGATCCGCTGCTGCGCTCTGCCTGTCGCCTGGCACCCATCGAACCGGATCGGAAGTGGTCGCCCCGTGGTAACCGGGAGACCGATGCTCGCTATCGTGATCATCGCCTTGAGGTGGCAGAGCGCGATCCACTGGCCGATCTGCGGGCTCGCATCAATGCCAAACCGGCCATTCGCCAGATTGATCCTGAGCCTGCGGCCTTGCATTTAGGCAAGCCCAAACGACAGCGCTGGGAGTGTGCGGCCTACTTGGCTTTTGTTCGACAGTTGCCCTGTGTGGTGACGGGCCAGCGCGAGGGCATCGAGGCGCACCACGTTGTGGGTCACGGGATGAGTGTGATGGGCAGCAAGGCGCATGACCTTATGTCGTTCCCACTCGCCCACCAGCCACACATGGAGTTGCACCGGATCGGGTGGAAGGCTTGGGAGGCCAAGCACGGTTCGCAGTTGGAGCACGTTATCAACACACTGGAGCTGGCTTGCTCCTTGGGAGTGTTCAATGCCAAAAGCTGATTCATGGACAGTGACCCTGCCATGGCCCCCTTCAACCAACCGGATCTGGCGCAATGTGGCCGTGAGCGGTAAGCCCAGAACCCTGCTGAGCCAGGAGGGGAGGGTCTATCGCAAGGCCGCGGCCGATGCTTGTCTGGTAGCCAAGCTGTCCGGTAAGCAGATCTCCGATCGGCTGGCCCTGCGGTTGGTGGTGCAGCCTCCCGACCGGCGAGCCCGGGATCTGGATAACACGGTGAAGGCGGTTCAAGACGCGCTTACCCACGCCGGTGTGTGGCTGGACGATAGCCAGATCGACCGGCTGCTGGTGGAACGCGGGCCGGTAGTGAAAGAAGGAATGGTGTTGGTAACGGTGGAGGTAATAAATGCGCTTTGAGTATGCAATTACGGTAGGGGATCCTCGTTCAGTGATGCTGCAGGCTTACCAGTCGCAGTCAACTGGACGCTCTCATCTGACAAAGAGCGATGTGATGACGGCATTGGGAATGGTTCAGAAGCACAATGGTGCCGGCATGGCGTTGGTGATGGCGCGTTACTGCAAGGACCGGGGGGATGCCAAGAAAGCCCTGCTGGCTGTGCAAGCCGAGTGCACCAATATTGCCCCCCGCTATGTGGGGGCCAACAAGGAACGCGGTCATGGCATGGCCTTGCGTCGGGTGGCCGAGTTGGCCCTGGAACATTACTGCCGCACGGTGGACACGCCGGGGGCGGCCTGTCACCCGCAGTTCTGCAGGGGGAGGGGAGTGATCCGCGATCTGGAGCTGAGCCGCCTGCATGGTAAGGCCGTCGACAAGGTGTGCCCACGCTGCGGCGGTACCGGGCTGCGCCCCATCCCGGGGACCCAGATCAGACGTGCCATTGAGCCGCTGGCTGGTGGACTGACCCGCGGCCAATGGGAGCGGGGCTGGTATCCGCTCTATCTGGCGGTACTGGCCTGGTGCCACCAGCAGGAGAGCGAGGTGGAGGCGTTCTATAAGCGGGTCATGTACAGGATCTTTAGCTACAACCAATTGAAATAGATAGAAAAAAGGCTTCGTTTGTGATCTGATTTAATCGCAAAAAAAAACCGACACGCCCGAAGCCATGACTATTATCAATGCAACCCAGTACCTCAAGCAACTTCTTAGCTCTTCTGAACTCAACCGGATCGGTAAATTTACCGGTTTTTGTCAGCGACTCCGGGATATCCAGCCTGCGAGACTACTCCCGGCTCTGCTCTCAGGGCTTGGTTGCGACAAGGTGGATGGTATTGCTGGTTTGCATCGCCATTTCAATGCGTTGCAGCTCCATGATACTGACCAAATAGCGTATAAACCCTTTCACAACCAGTTACGCAAGCAGGGTTTTCCCTTGTTCATGCGCGCACTGGTTGAACGAGCCATCGCCTTACGCCTCAAGGAGTGTCTACCGGACGCCCACGGACTGGCAGGCTTTGAGCAGGTACTGCTGCAGGACGGGTCGTCATTCGCGTTACATCCGCAATTGGCAGAACATTTCCCGGGCCGATTCAATAAGCACAGCCCCGCTGCGGTAGAGTGTCATATGACCATGTCCTTGCTGGACCAGTCGCCGATATCGATGAGTATCACGGCGGATACCGAATCGGAGCGCAAGCATCTTCCGGCCGCAAATTCGTTAAATAACAAACTGTTATTGGCGGATGCCGGTTACATCAGCCGCGAGTACTTTGCTGATGTGACCAAAGCCAAAGGAAGCTATCTGGTCAGAGGGAGTCAAAATCTCAATCCCAAAGTACAGGCAGCTTACCGACAGGACGGCAGGGAAATGCCCAAGTTACTCGGAAAAAAGCTCAAGGATATCGATCGGAGAAGCTGCAGAGCCGAGGTTCTGGATCTGGATGTGAGTTCGGAAAAGTATAAATATCGACTCATAAGACGTTGGTTTGCAGAGGAAAAACGGTTCTGTATATGGATGACCAATCTTCCGCGTGAGCGATGGCCAGCCGAGAAGGTGATGGCATTGTATCGTTGCCGTTGGCAGATCGAACTGTTGTTCAAAGAGCTGAAATCACATAACCGGTTGAAGGCGTTCGCGACACGACAAAAAGCGATAGCGGAAGGCTTGATCTGGGCTAGTTTGCTGGCCTTGCTGGTCAAACGTCGGCTGGCGCTGACGCTGATTGGCAGCGCGGAGTTATCGATGCTGAAGATTGCCAAAAACAGCGCGCTTTGGTTAATGCCGATATTGGCGAGCATCATCCATGGTGCGTGGCAGGAAATAACAGAGAAGTTGGAGTGGGCAATGGTGTATTTATCCAAAAACGGCAAAAAGAGTAGGCAGAGAAAATCCAAGCAAAACAACACGTTAGACGGTATTATTAATTCGCTTGCCGCTTAAGGTTCTGTACATGATAAGCGGGTGACTATGGAGTGATAATCTATTAGGATAGAATAACATCAAAATTGATAACAAATTAAATGATAGGGATGTTCATGACTACATTATATAAATATCTTAAAAAGGAACATGCTGAATTATTGTTTGATGCTGGTGGAATTAGGATTGGTACATTATACTCTTTTAGAAAGAATGAGAAATTTGGCGATGAAATAGGGGACCGTGGTGAAGGTACTGACCTAGGGGTGTGGGATGTTAACGATATTACTCTTGATCAAAAAACGATGCCGCCGCAATTAAATTCACTATTTAGTTTGGGTGTTAATTCAAAAATTAGACTGTCAGATGTAAGAGTTGGTATGCATTATCATAGTAAAAATAGATTTATTTACTGCTGCTCCCACTTTTATGATGAACACGCTATGATTGAAATGGGGTATGACTCGTGTGTTGAAGTGTTTAATCCAAGAGGTTTTTTTAAGGCTATTTCAAAAAGGTTAAAGAAAATAGCTGATTATGAAGGGTATATGAAGTGTGCCTATGTTGATAGGGAAAGGCATTTATTCGCTGAGCGAGATTTTCCTGCACATTATTTAAAACCTAATAATTATGCACATCAAAAAGAAGTGAGGGCTTGTTGGTTACCAAGATCAGAAATCGAAATGGATTTCTATGATGTAACTATTGATAGTCCAAATAAGTTTTGCAAAATTAGAGCCTGTAAATGATTCTGTGTAACTGCCCACTCCATTACAGGTGACCGTTCAGGCGATCACCGAACTCGATAATAAAGCGATTTAGGGCAAGCTTCCAATTCTGGATCGGCATGGTCCATTTCTTGGAGGCCTGCTGTATCGCGAGAAACGCCACTTTTAGCGCAGAGTCGTCGGTCGGGAAGAGCTTCCTTTGCTTGGTCGCTTTGCGCAGCACGCTGTTCAACGACTCAATGGCATTGGTGGTGTAAATCACCTTCCGGATGGCGGGGGGATAATCGAACAGCGTGATCAGATTATCCCAGTTGCCCTGCCAGGAGCGCGCTATTTGCGGGTACTGGCTATCCCAGCGCTCGCCGAAGGCCGCCAGCGCCTGTTGAGCCTCACGTTCCGTCGCAGAGTGGTAGATCTGCTTCAGATCCGCCGTCACCGCCTTGTAGTCCTTCCAGGAGACATAGCGCAACGAGTTGCGCACCATGTGGACGATACACAGTTGAACCTTGGTCTGGGGATACTCCACAGCAATCGCATCAGGAAAGCCCCTGAGACCGTCCACACACGCAATCAGGATATCTTCCAGGCCGCGATTCTTCAGCTCGGCCAGGACCGACAGCCAGAACTTTGCCCCTTCGGTCTCGGCCAGCCACAGGCCTAACAGCTCCTTGTGACCCTCCATATTGATGCCCAGTGCCAGATAGAGCGACTTGTTAATCACCCGCTGGTTCGCGCGGATCTTCAGCACAATGTAGTCCAGATAGACGATGGGATAGAGTGGATCCAGCGGCCGGTTTTGCCATTCGTGGACCTGCTCGATGACGCGCTCGGTCACCTTCGATACCAGCCCTGCCGAGATGTCGGCGTCATACATCTCTTTGAACGCGTCCACGATGTCACGGGTGCTCAAGCCCCTGGCGTAGAGGGCGAGGATCTGGTCGTCCATCTGGGTCAGGCGGGACTGGCCCTTGCGGACAAACTGAGGCTCGAAAGAGCTGTTGCGATCACGAGGCGCCTGGATGGTGACCTCTCCGTGCTGCCCTTTGAGGCGCTTGGTGGAATAGCCATTGCGATTGTTACCGGTCCCGCGGCCTTGTGGGGCGTGTTTCTCGTAGCCCAGGTACTCGTCCATCTCGGCATTGAGCGCGGTCTCGACGGTGAGCTTGATCAGCTGTTGGGTGAGGGTGCCGAGATCTTTTTCAGACTTGATGTCTTTGGCCAGCTCAGCGGCCAGTGCTTTGAGTTTGTCTTGGTCCATTTGCTTACCCACGAAGGTATCCTTTTGAAAAAGTTACTTATTCGTGGGCGGTTACACAATTGGATTTACAGGCTCGTGGGCGTTTGACAGTAACTAGCTAATTTGTGTAAATTGCGTCCTAATGATGGAAGACTGCACCCGAAAGGTTGCAGTCTTTTTTCTTTTCTGATTCCAAACCTCGGCTCTGCCGGGGTTTTTTCGTTTCTGGGGTGGATTGTAATGACCCAGCCGTTCCTGCACAACTAAGCGGCTTCGGCATAGGCCTGCGCCGGTGTTTTCATCTTTAGCGCCTGGTGAGGACGCTTCTGGTTGTAAAACTGGATCCAGTCGCCAATCACCCGACTGGCATGCTGCAAGGTCTCGAACCTCTGCCGATGGGCACACTGCTCCTTGAGCGTTCTGATCACCCGCTCGACCATGCCGTTTTGTTCCGGCGTGTACGGCGTGATGAACTCCTGCTGCAACCCATAGCTCTTCACCAGTGCTGTGTAGTTGCGGCTGGTAAACACCAACCCATTGTCGCTACGTAACAAAAACGGCGATGCAACTCGTCCCAAGCTGCCGAAGCGAGCAATTAAGGCTTGCTCCAGCGCTGCCTCGGCCGTTTTCGATTTACCACTGCGCGAGAGATGCCATCCCAGTAGTTCACGGGTATGGCAATCAATCACCAGCGCCAAGGAACACCAGCCATCGCGACCAGCCCAGATCCGGCATAGGTCCGTCGCCCAGCGTTGGTTAGGCGCTGAGGCCACCGAAGGCAGGGCCTGGATCCGGGGGCGAAACCCAACCGGACGCTTGCGAACTTGCCAGCCCTTGAGCTGGAAGATGCGCTGTACCGTGTTCTTGTTGAACCCCAACAGGGCTGCAACCGTCCGGTAACCGAACGATGGGTTCTCCTCAATCATGTTTTTGATCGGGGTGACCAGATGCTCCTGAAGCTTGGGCGCGGCCTTGACGCTGCGGTAGTACCAACTACGACGCGGCAGGCCAAACCAGCGGCAGAGCTTGCTGACGGAGACATCAATACCTTCTGCGCGTAATCCCTGCTGAACATCGGCGACTATCTGTCGTCCTCGCCCAGCAGGGAGGCCAGCTTTTTTCTGGCGCGTAACTCCAGCATGGCCTCGCCATAAGCTTCCTGGAGTTCCTTGAGCTGCTTCTCGTACTGCTCGCGAATATCCAGTGGCTTGGCCCGTAAGGCGTTTTCCATGCCCCGTTTGGCGTCATCTACCCATTCTTCAATCTCGGAGGGCGGCAAATCAAAGGCTCGAGCCGCTTCGGCGACGGTGGTCTTGCCCTGAATGATTTCCATGACCAAGGCGGACTTGCGCTTGGCCGTCCAACGTTTGATTTCTTCGTCCATCGTGATGCTCATGTCTGTGATCTCCACTCATTATGACCTGAGCAGGATTTCAGTGGGTCATTACAGGATTCATGAATCAAGGACATGAGCAGATCGCTACCACTGTGGTCGGTGAAACTGCGAAATCTGCCCCTCCTGTAGCGGTGGTGAGTATGTCGTGGGCTGGTGTCTCTTTGAATGACTGGGTGCTGATCGCGACGCTTGTGTGGCTTTCGGTTCAGATCGGCTGGTTTATCTGGTCGAACATCATCAAGCCACGCGCCAAGCAGGTGGGGTAGGCATGACAAAAGTACGAATTGCCATAGCGGCGCTCACTCTCAGTGCTGCCGGCTTTGTGGGGATCCTGAATCGGGAGGGGTTTGAGCCGACGGCTTACCCCGACCCCGTACACGGTACCAAGCTCCCCACTATCGGCTTTGGGAGCACCGAAGGGGTCAAGATGGGTGACACCATCACGCCCGTCGCCGCGGTGAACAGGAGCCTTCGGGAGGTGCGGGTGTTCGAGAATGCCCTCAAGGCCTGCATCAAGGTGCCACTCCACCAGTATGAGTTCGACGCCTATGTCGAGCTCTCCCACAACATCGGTCCCGGCGCCTTCTGCCGATCCACCATCGTGAAGCGCCTGAACGCTGGCGACTACCCCGGGGCCTGCGAGGCGATCCTGCTATTCAAGCGTTCCGGCAACCAGGACTGCTCGGTACCGGGGAACCGGGTATGCCCCGGGCTCTGGAAAGACCGGCTGCGCCTCAATGCGAAGTGCAAGGGGGTGTGATGGGAGTGACTCAGCAGAGCAAGGTGCTGCCGTTCCTGGCCGGTGCCTTGGTGATAGCCGCCCTGGCCGGCGGCGGTGTGGCGCTCTATCGCTCCGGTCATGCTGCTGGGGAGGAGGGGGAGCGCAAGACCTGGCAGGCAAAGTGGAATGAAGAGGCTGCCCGCCTTGCCACAGCCAGAACTAAGGCTGAGCTGAAGGCTCGGGAGGAAGAGCAGCGCCGGCAGGCTGAAATCGATGAGGTGAGAGACCATGCACAAGAAGAAATCGCCCAAGCGCAGGCTGATGCCGCTGCTGCTGACCTTGAGTCTGGCCGGCTGCGCGAGCAAGCCCGCCGCCTGGCAGCCCGAGCAAGTCAGTGCGCCAGCAATCCCGGGGCTGCCCAAGGAGGCCCGGCAGCCGGACATCCTGCCATGGTGCTCGCCGACCTGCTCAGCCGGGCTGATGAAAGAGCGGGTGAGCTGGCAGCAGCGTATGACCGAGATCGAGCGTCAGGACTAGCCTGCGAAAGAGCCTATCTCTCATTGACCCAACCCCGTTAACCCAACTACCGCAATACCCCACCACCCCTCCCCAGGGTAAAGGTACTCCCAGCCACCCCCCGGCCTTACGGGTCGGACGGGGCGCGGTTTTTCACTACATATGAAACCCCAAGAAGTGAGGTTGTTGTTTTCATGTCAGAGCCATCAGACAAGGATCGCCCTGCGCCTGGCTGGCTGAAAAAATCCGACATGGCTGCAAGCCTGGGGATCTCGGTGCAAGCCTTTGATAAGTGGGGAGTTAAGCCAGTAAAAAAGATCGGGCGCAACGTTTACTTTGATGTGCGCTCGGTTGTGGATAACCGGATCGAGAACGCGATCCAAAAACACCAACCAACGGATCCTCAAGACATGGATGAGGATCAATTGGACTTCCAACGGTGGAGGCTCACCAAGGAGCAGGCCGACAAGGCCGAGCGCGAGAACCGGATCGCTGAGCGCCATCAGGTGCCGACCGAGTTTGCAACGTTCGCTCTGACGCGCATCGCCGCAAAGGTCAGCAGTCTGCTCGACACCGTTCCGCTCACTATGCGCCGCCGTTATCCCGAATTGCAGACCAAGCACATCGAGGGGCTCCAGCGCGAACTGGTCATAGCCAGCAACGAGGCGGCCTCCCTGGGTGATCTGCTGCCGGAGTTACTGGATGAATATATCGACAGCACAAGTAAGTAGCCTGGCGGCTGCCGTAAACCTTGGGCTGTCAGCCCTGCTCAGGCCGCCGGTGCAGACCGCCGCCGAGTGGATGGATGACCATTACTACCTGCCGGTGGAGTCCTCCTATCAGGAGGGCCGCTGGAAGTCGCTGCCGTTCCAGGTGGCCATCATCAACGCGATGGCCAATGACGACATTCGAGAGGTCAATTTCGTCAAGTCGGCGCGGGTTGGTTACACCAAGATGCTGCTCGGTGTGGCCGCTTACCTGTTGGAGCACAAGAAGCGCAACGGACTGATCTGGCATCCCACTGATGGTGATGCTGAAAAGTTCGTCAAAAAGCACGTTGATCCCATGATCCGTGATGTCCCCAGACTAAAGGCGCTCGCGCCCTGGTATGGGAAGAAGCACAAAGACAACACGCTGGAGCTCAAGCGATTCGCCAACGGGCGAGGGTTAGAGATCCGGGGTGGTAAAGCGGCGGCAAACTACCGAGAAGCCTCTCCCGACTTCGGTATCTATGACGAGCTGGCCGCCTTCGATGCTGACATCGATCACGAGGGTTCGCCCACGTTCCTCGGTGACAAGCGGATGGAGGGCTCGACCCACCCCAAATCAATCCGTGGCTCTACCCCCAAGATCGCGGGGCAGTGCCAGATAGAGCGGGCGGCCAGCGAATCGCAGCACCTGATGCGTTATCACGTGAAGTGCCCACATTGCCATGCAGAGCAGTACCTCAAGTGGGGCGGCCCCGATGCCGAGTTCGGCATCAAGTGGGACGGTAACAACCACAACTCGGCGTTCTATCTGTGCGAGGCAAATGGCTGCGCCATTCGCCAGCATGAGATGGATTACGAGACGGTGGAACGCTGGATCTGCGAGCGCACCGGCATCTGGACGCGGGACTCCATCGACTGGTTCGACAGTGATGACCAACCGATCCCTCCTCCCGAGTCGGTGACCTTCCATATCTGGACGGCCTACAGCCCGCTGACGACATGGGTTCGGATTGTCTCTGACTTCCTCAAAGCGAAGGATGACCAGGGCAAGCTAAAGACCTTCGTCAACACCACGCTGGGCGAGACCTGGGAAGAGGAGACCGGTGAGAAACTGGAGTGGGAGGCGCTTGCCGCCCGCCGCGAGGTATGGCCGCACCCCGTCCCTGATGGGGTGCTCTATATCACTGTCGGGGCTGATACCCAGGATGACCGTTTCGAGTTCGAGATCACCGGCTGGGGCGTGGGGGAGGAGCATTGGGTGCTCGACTACCAGCGCCTGTACGGCAACCTCGGGCACACCGAGATCTGGGATCGACTGCACGAGCAGTTCTCGCGCCAGTTTATCAAGGCCAACGGTGAGGTGATGGATATCGGCCTGGTGCTGATTGACTCGGGTGGTCACTACACCGATGAGGTCTATCAGTTCTGTCGCCGCAACCCGCGCAAATATATCCCTATCAAGGGGGCCACGGTGATGGGCAAACCCATCATCACCTTCCCGCGCAAGAAGAACCGGCAGGGTGTTTACCTGTCGGAGGTCGGCACCGACACCGCCAAGGACGTGATCTACGCCCGCCTGGCCGATGTGCCTGCATCGCTATCCGGGCCGCTGCCTGGTTACCGGCACCACCCTGTCGCCGAGTGGGCAGATGAACACTATTTCAAGGGGCTGACCTGTGAGCGAAAGCGGCTGGAGTTTATCAAGGGCCGCCGCGTCTATCGCTGGGTTAACCCATCCGGCGCCCGCAACGAGCCCACTGACTGCGCGGGTTACTCACTGGCCGCCGTGCGCCTTGGCGTCCAGCACAAAGGCTGGCGCCTGGTCGCCCGGCATCAGCCAACCACTATCAACCACGCCGAGCCGGTATCCCGCCCGCAGCCAAGACCCACGGCAGCAGGCAACAGCTGGCTCGGCACAAACTCAGGAGGCTGGCTGTGAAGCTGAGCGATATCGACAGCATGATCGAGCTGTACCTGCAGGCCGAGCGCGATGTGCTGGCCGGCAAGCAGGTAACGTTCCAGGGCCGCACTGTGACCTCTGAAAACCTCAACGAGCTCCGCTCTGGTCGGCGGGAGTGGGAGCAGCGCCGCGCCAGAGTGGCCAACCCTGCCCGTCAGCCCTATGCCGCCGCGAGGTTTACATGAGAGCCATAGATAAGTTGGTCGGGTTTATCTCCCCCGGCTGGGCAGCCAACCGGATGCGCGACCGCTTGCGAATGATGGCCTACGAGGCGGCAATGCCGTCTAGAACCCATCAGGCCAAGCGGGAACGGCGTGGCGCCAACGTGGCCACCCAGCAATCGGCGATCAGCTTGCGCGAGCAGGCCAGAGCCCTGGACGAAAACCATGACATTGTGATCGGCCTTCTCGACAAGATGGAGGAGCGGATTGTCGGCGGCAAAGGCATCCAGATCGAGCCGCAGCCCCGCTCGGTCGATGGACAGTTGCTGGATGACCTCGCCAAGGATATCCGCCGCCGCTGGGCTGCCTGGTCACTCAAACCGGAAACCACCGGCACCTACACCCGTCCCGCCATGGAGCGGCTGGCCTGTCGTACCTGGTTGCGCGATGGCGAGGTGTTTGGCCGCCGCCTGCTGGGCACCATCAAGGGCTATCAGCATCACTCGGATACACCCTTTTCGGTGGAGGTGCTGGAGCCTGACTTTGTGCCGTTCGAGATGAACAGCGTGGCGGATGGGGTCAGGCAGGGGATCAAGGTCGATGCCTGGCGCCGTCCGAAATCCTACTTTGTGATGTTCGATCACCCCGGCGAAATGCAGGGCTATCGCTACCGCACCAAGGAGGTTGAAGCCAGCGAGATGTATCACCTGGCCCTGCGCAAGCGGATCCATCAGCTGCGCGGCGTTACGCTGCTGCACGGTGTCATCACTCGCCTCGCTGACCTCAAGTCGGTGGAAGAGGCCGAGCGCGTAGCCGCCCGGATCAGCGCCTCGCTCGCCTTCTTCATCAAGAAGGAACACCCGGAGGGATACCAGGCGCCGCCAGATGGTTCACCCGCGCAAGCGCAGCGAATGATCGACATCACGCCGGGCATGACCTTTGACGACCTGCGCCCCGGCGAGGATGTCGGGGTTATCCAGTCCAACCGGCCAAACACCGCTCTGAACGTCTGGCGATCGGGTCAGCTGCGCTCATCCTGTGCTGGCACCCGCAGCCAGTATTCGAGCGTGGCCCGCGACTATGACGGCACCTATTCCGCCCAGCGCCAGGAGCTGGTTGAGGGGTGGGAAGGCTTTGCCGTGCTGCAGGATGAGTTTGTGGCCAACTGGTCGCGCCCTGTTTATCGGGATTGGTTGCTGGCCGAAACCCTGCGCAGCAAAGACCCGCTCAAGCTGCCTCTCGAGCTGGATATGAAAACCCTGTTCGATGCCATCTATCTGGCGCCAGTCATGCCCTGGATTGACCCGGAGCGTGAGGCCAACGGCTGGAGAGCTGTGATTCGTGGTAGTGCTGGCACGGTGACTGAGTGGATCCGGGCTCGCAACAGGAACCCTGACGAGGTGCGGGACCAGCGTCTTTCCGAACTGGAATGGGAGAAGCAAAACAACGTCATCACCGATTCCAACCCAGCCAATGATCCAGGAGCACAACCCAGTGAAAAAGCACCACCTGACGGCGGCGGTCCAGACCGCGCTGATGCCAGCGCGAGCGGAGGCCGCCAGCGACCAACCCGCCGCCGATAACCAGAGCCCCCGCAGCTGGTACACCATCAACGCCCTGGCCGCCTCAGAGCCCACGGTAGAGATCTACATCTATGACGTGATCGGCTACTGGGGTGTGTCGGCTCAACAATTCATCTCGGACTGCAAGGCCGCCGGGGTGTTTAGTGCCAAGCAAATCAATCTGCACATTCACAGCCCCGGCGGTGATGTGATGGACGGGTTTGCCATCTACAACACCCTGGCCCGCCTCACCTGCAAGATCGACATCTGGAACGATGGCCTGGCGGCCAGTATGGCCTCGGTCATTCTCTGCCTGCCCAATGCCACCGTGCATATGCCGAGCAATGCCTGGGTGATGATCCACAAGCCGTGGTCTGGCGCAGTCGGCAATGCGGACGACTTGCGAGATATGGCCGATTGGCTGGATCGCAACGAGGCGCTGCTGCTCAACGCCTACGAGAAGAAAACCGGCAAGCCCCGCGAGGAGCTGGCCGCGCTACTGTCGGCAGATACCTGGCTCGATGGCCTGCAGGCCAAAGAGATGGGGTTTGTCGATGTCCTGGAAGAGCCGATCTCGGCTGCCGCCTACGTGAACGAGAACAAGATGAAAGACTTTAACAACATTCCTACCCAGGCCCGAACCCTGTTCGGCGCCAAAGCGAACGCTGGCACAGCTGCTCCTGTACCGGCCAATCCCACCACGACCGCCGTTTTGCCTGGCCAACCCCAGCAGCCCGCTGGTGATGATGCTGTCGCTGCCTTCAAGCGACAGGAGCAGGCTCGCCGCAATGACATTCAGGATCTGTTTGCGCTGACCGGCGGCCGCTTCCCTGAGCTGATGGCCGAGTGCCTGGCTGATATGGATGTTTCCGCCGCCGCTGCGAAAGAGAAAATCAAGGCCGCGCTGGGCACCGGCGCCAGTGAAACCGGCCCGCTGGGTTCCACCGTGCATATCCACGCTGGCAACGGCAACCTGATCGGCGACTCTGTTCGCGCCTCCCTGATGGCCCGCTGTGGTCATGCAGAGAAAGAGCGTGACAACCGCTATGACGGTTTCAGCTTGCGCGAGCTGGCGCGGGCATCACTGGAAGGTCGCGGGGTATCCACCTCCGGCATGAGCCCGATGAACTATGTCGGCATGGCCTTCACCCACACCAGTTCCGACTTTGGCAAGATCCTGATGGATGTTTCCAACAAGTCAGTGCTGGAAGGTTGGGAATCCGCCAACGAGACCTTCGAGAAGTGGACGCGCAAGGGCACCTTGTCCGACTTCAAGGTGGCCCAGCGTGTCGGCTTGGGTGATATCGCCAGCCTGCGCAAAGTGCGCGAGGGTGCTGAGTACAAGCACATCACCCTGAACGACACCGGTGCCACCATCCAGCTGGCGACCTACGGCGAGCTGTTCTGCATCACCCGCCAGGCGATCATCAACGATGACCTCGACCTGCTGACCCGCATCCCGAAACTGATGGGGGCGGCGGCGCGTGGCACCATCGCAGATCTGGTCTATGCCGTGTTGACCCAGAACATCAAGATGCCGGACAACAAGGCGTTGTTCCACGCCGATCACCACAACCTGCTGAGCGGCGCAGACTCTGCCATGAGCATCAAGGCACTCTCTGCTGCCAAGGCGCTGATGCGCAGCCAGAAGGCGGCCGCAGAAGGTGGCAAGGGTCGCGCTCTCAACATCCGTCCGGGCTTTGTTCTGGTTCCGACCGAGCTGGAAGATACCGCGTTCCAGCTGATCAACAGCACTTCCGTCCCCGGCGCCGATGCCAACTCCGGCATTATCAACCCGCTCAAGGGCTTCGCCGAGGTGATCGGTGAGCCGCGCCTCTCCGATAGCGATGTGGCCCAGTGGTTCCTGGCTGCGCAGGGTGGCGACACGGTTGAGGTTGCCTATCTGGACGGCATGGATGCGCCCTGGATTGAGCAGCAGGAAGGCTTCACCGTTGACGGCGTGACCACCAAGGTTCGCATCGATGCGGGGGTTTCTGCCCTCGACCATCGCGGCCTTGTCAAGGCTGCCGGCAAGTAATCGGAACGGCCCGCAACATGGCGGGCCATCTTTTGGCAAACAAACAGGAACAGCAACATGGCAAAGAATTTCGTTTGTACCGGCACCCAGCTGGCGTTTGCAGCCCCGGCCGGTGGTGTGGTTGCCGGCAAGCCTATCAAGATGGGCGCACTGACCGTTGTCCCGCTGGAGACCGCCGCCGCTGGCGCCGAGTTTACCGGCGCCCTGTCCGGTGTCTGGTCTCTCCCATGCGACACCGCATTGGCTATCGGTGCGGCCGTCAAGTGGGATGGTGCCAAGCTGGTCGCGGACACCACCAAGGACGCGGACGACTTCGGCAAGCTGGTTAGCAGCGGCGCCAGCGGTTACGCCGACGCGCTGATCGTCCAGTAATGGTGACCGGCTCCCGCTGGCAGCGGGCGGTCAGTCGCCTCAACGTGGCCGTTGATCAAGCCATGGGTATCGATGCCGTTGTCGCCGGTCAGCCGTTGACCGTGATCTATGACGAACAGCCTGATGCATTTGCCCAGGTGGCGACAGTGCTGCGCGAGCTCGCTGTGAGCAGTCCGCCGCCCGGGGTGCGTTTTCGTAATGGTGACAAGGTAGAGGTGCCAAGCCTTGGCCTGGTGACCACTGTCAGAGACGTGCCATACATGCGGGCTGGCCAGTTGATCATCCCCATCAAGTGAGGAAGCCATGCCCATCAAGCAAGACTTGGACAAGGCGCTGGCGAACCTGAATCTGCTGCCGACCAAGCTGGTGCCGAAGGCGAGTGCTCAGGCGGTCAACCGGGTGGCGGCTGGCGCGTCCAGTCGGGCTATCCGGCTGACCGCCAAGGATAGCCGGGTGCAGGTGCCCGCCAAGTTGCTGCGCCCCCGGGTGAAGATCTTCAAAGCCTCGCAGCAAAAGCCCTCGGCCACCATCCGGGTGCGCCGCCGCCCCATCCCTTTAATCAAGGTGGGGGCCGTCCAGCAGCGCCTGGTGCGCTATCGGCAGAGCGCCTTCACGGGGATCGGGGATATGCAGGTCGGTCGTCATCGCGTGCCTGGTGGCTTCATCGCGGACGGTGGCCAAGGCTTTGGCGAATACCGACGGGGCGGTGGCTATGCGGCCACCAAGCTCAAGAGCTGGCAGATCTTGCGCCGGGTCGGCAAAGGCCGTCATGCCCTGGAGGTGATGCGGATCCCGCTGGTGACCCCGATCACCGAGCACTATGAACGGGAATCAAAAGCTGGGATGGCCCGTGACATGCCCCGCGAAATGCAGCGGGCGCTGTTGCGTCAGCTTCAATTGACCTTCAAATGAGGATAGGATTCTGATCTTCACTCAAGGAGAGCTCATGATCATCCTGAAAATCGTGGTCGCCCTGCTGATGTTGGCATTGATCGGCTTGGGCACCTTTCAGGGCGGCTGGCTGGGATTCGTCATCACAGTCGGCATGACCCTTATCCTCAATGGCATGTTCAACCGCTGGGATGCCAAACGGCAAACCCCATCACGATAACCCGCTTCGGCGGGTTTTTTATTGGACTCAATATGACAATCCGAACCGACATCCGGGCGGCCTTGGCCGCCCGGGTGAAAGCCGCCGTGCCTGAGCTGCTGGATGCCATCCCCGGCCGCCCGGTGGCCGTGTCCGCCGAGGATCTGCCCCTGGCGTTCTGCTACTTCCTCGAAGGCGGCAAGGGGGAATATTCCCTGGATATGGAGGGCGAGCGGGCGCAGCTCATGGTGTCCCTCTACGTGGCAGAAACCAACCAGGCCGACGCCGATCTCGACGCGCTGGCCGACCAGCTCGCGGCCCTGCCCGGGGATGACCTGGACGGCCTGCTGCTGGCGGGGCTGGAGCCCGCCGGCTGGCAATACGGCGTGGACGAACTGGGCACCGGCCTGGCCTCGCTCACCCTCAACTTCAACGCAACCTGGAGTGATAACTGATGACAATCGAAGGAACCAAGCCGGTCAAGGGCGCGGGCACCCAGTTGTACATGGCCGCCGAAGTCGGCGAGGCCAAGCCCAACCCTGCCACCGAAGGCACCGTGATCCGCCTGGCGGACATCAAGGAGCTGACGCCGCCTGAAATGACCGCCGAAGAAGTCGAGGAATCCTACCTGGACTCTGACAGCCCGGAGTGGAAGGAGAAGGAGGCCGGCCAGATCGACCCGGGCCAGCTATCCCTGACCCTGGCCTGGAAGCCTGCCGACACTACCCAGCGCCTGCTGTGCAACCAGCTCGGCCAGGAGCGCCGCTGGTTCTTCATCAAGTACCCCAACGGCGCCTGGGATGGCTTCTACGGCTTTGTCAGCAGCGTGGGCAAGTCGGTGCAGGCGAAAGAGACCATCACCCGCTCGGTGAAAATCTCCCTCTCTGGCCGTCAGGCCCCGGCAGAAGTTGACTGGAACCCCAACGCATGACCGAGCCGCACATTGACAGCCGAACCCTCAGCCTGGTCACCCCCGGCGGGTTGACCTCCGAGGTCACCGTCCGGGCGCTGACGGCCCTGCAACTGTTCGACTACCAGACCTATCTGGCGGACGTGGAGTGGCCTGCCCAGCCCCCGGAAGGGGATGACAAGGCCGCCCATAAATACACCCTGCAGGTGCAGAGGGTGGTCTATGAGCTGAACGCCACCATGGCCGCCTATGGTCTGCACTACCTGAACCCGGCGGACACCCTCGACGAGGCCCGCCAGCGGGTCATGAACAGCTACCCGCTGCCCGATCACATCATGCGCCTCGCGGTGGCGGTGAAGGCGCTGAGCGGCCTGGCCACCCCGGCGCCCTCGGCGGGGGAGCCCCAGGAGGATGACGGGACAACCAAAGAGCCCGCCGACCCAAAAAAAGCCTAGCGGCCGAAAAGGCGTTCATCCTGAGCCTGGCCCGCCAGTTTGGCCGAGCAGACTGGCGGCGCTGGCTGAGTGAGTTTTCCGCCGCTGAATACCTCGACTGGGTGAAGGATTTTTCGGAGCACCCGACCGATTACCGGATCCGCCAATACGAAACCGGCCAGATCTGCGCCCTCCTGCTGAATGTCCACCTCAAGGCCGAGCACTGGGTCAGCCCCTCCGAGTTTTACTACAACCGCCCCGCGCCCGTGGTGGTGGAGCAAAGCGACGAGGACATCGCCAGCCTGGCCGCCACCATCCCGGGAGTAGAGAGAACCTATGTCAACCCAGATAGCTGATCTGCGGGTGCTGCTGAGCGCCGATCTCTCGTCCTTGCCTGCCGATGTCCGCTCCGCTGCGAACGTGCTGAAAAGCTATGCTGCCGACGCCAAGAGTGCCGAAGACTCGACATTCAATTTTGGTCGCTCGTTCAATGAAACGGCAGATCTGCTGTCTCACAAATCCGTTGCCATCGTGCAAGGGTTCAGCGTCGTCCAAGGTGCCGTGTTGGGCCTGGTCGGGACGGCGGTGGGGCTGGCTGCATCCGTCAGTGCGCTGGCCCAGCAAGGGCGCGAGCTGGAGCAAATGTCGCTCAAGGCGGGGGTGTCCGTTGAGAAGATGCAAGAGCTTGCCTATGCCACCGAGCAATACAATGTCAGCGGCGACAAGCTGGCTGACATGCTCAAGGATGTGCAGGACAAGCTCGGTGACTTCTCGGCCACCGGTGGTGGCGAGTTCAAGGACTGGATGGAGAACATCGCCCCCAAAGTGGGGCTGACCGTCTCCAAGCTGCAACAGATGGCGGGCCCGGAGGCATTGATCGCCGTCCAGAACGCCATGGATGCGACCAACGTCAGCGCCTCGGAACAGGTGTTCTACCTGGAGTCTATCGCCAATGACGTCTCCACGCTCCAGCCCCTGCTGCGCAACAACGGCGCCGAACTTCAACGCCTGACTGGCCACTATCGAAACCTCAACGTCGCCCTGTCACAGACCGACATCACCCAGCTCAAAGAGATGGACCAGAAGCTCAAGGATGTGAGCCTGCGGCTGCAAAGCTCATTCGCCCAAGGCGTGCTGGGAGCATCGGATCAAATCGACTGGCTGACCGAAAAGCTCGGCTATGCCGTCAGCTACTGGGGGACGCTGCTCGATAGCTGGGCGGACAACCCACGCACGGTTGATGGAATGAGCCGTCGCCTCGGCAACCTGCGTGAAGAACTCAAGGATCTGGATGACCAGATCAAAGAGACGTCGGAGCAAAAGGCATTCGGCGGCGTCGGCCTGATCGATGCTATCTTGGGCGATACGGCGGGCCGTTCTGCCCTGCCGGAGCTCCAGCAACGCCGCGCCGAGATTGAGGCCGAGATAGACCGGATTCAGGAAGCGTATGGCAAGAAGCGCTTCGGGATTGGTGAGCAACCGGAGTACCAGCCCCCGGAACCGGTCAGCTCCCGTGATACCAGCGCTGACAACAAAAAGCTGCTGGAGCAGGGGGAGGCCCGTCTCAGTGCCCTGGACATGCAATTCGCCAGTGAGCTGGACAAGCTGCGCCTCTCCCATGAGGAGCGCCTGGCAGAAATCGACAGCCTGCAGGTCAGCGAGGCCGAACTGCGGCGCCGCGGCTATGAGAGCCTGAGTGAGCTGCGAGAGGAGTACCGCCAGAAGGAGGCGGATCACTTCGCCGAGCAGCAAGCTGACTACATGGCCAAGCGTGAAGAGGCGATGGACAAGGAGCTGGAGGCGGATCAGCGCAAGCAGGATCAGCTTGCCGAGCAGGAGCGCCAACGTGTTGAAAGGCAGAAAGCCGCCCAGCAACAAGCTGCCCGCGACATGCTCAACTTTACCAGCCAGACCCTCAGCCTCACCACTGACATGCTCCAGCAGTCGGGCAAAGAGCAGACCTTCATCATGAAGGCACTGCTGGCTGCTCAGAAGCTGCTGGCAATACCGTCTATCCTGGTGGCCGGTGAGCAAGCAGAGGCCGGGGCGGCTGCGTTTGCCGCGATGACCGGCGGCCTGCTCGCCGCTGAGTCTGCCCGCGCAATGCTCAAGGCGCAGACCATGATATCGGTCGGCATCGTCGCCGGGACGGCCATTGCAGGCATGGCCCATGACGGCATCGACACTATTCCCCGGGAGGGAACCTGGCTGCTCAATACCGGCGAGCGGGTTTACACCAACAAGTCGGCCCAGCGGATCGATCAGATGTACGACCGGATGATGGGCGGCGGCGGGGTGGCCTCTGCCGGCGGCGCGGTGTTTGAACAGCACCTTCATTTCAGTGCCGACATGACCGACACCGACCGCAATCAGGTGATCACCGAGGCCGCCCTCCGGGGTTACCACATGTTCATCGAAGACCTTGGCAGCAATGGCCAAGCGCGTCGAATGCTGGGGGTATAACGATGGAAATCTATGACTGGCCCGCCGAGTTCAGGGTGCGGGAAAACGCCCTCGACCTGGAAACCATGGGGCGGGTATTTGAATCGCCGTTTGACGGCTCAGAGCAGACCGTCGCCACCCCGGGCAGCAAGTGGCTGATGGAGCTGACCATGGGCAAGATGGAGCCCGCAGTTGCCCGTCGCCTGGAAGCCTTCATCGCCAAGCTGGATGGCAAAACCAACCGGGTCAGGTTGTGGGACTTCGCTCACCCCAAACAGCCGGTACATGGTGCTCCTATCGTCAGTGAGGCGCTGAACATGCGCACCGCGATGACGAGCAGAGGGTGGAAGCCCTCTACCTTGGTTCTGCGGGACGGCGACTGGCTACAGGTGGGCGATGAACTCAAGCGGGTCACGGCAGATGTTTGGTCAGATCAGTCTGGCGCGGCCCGGATCGCGTTTTCCCCCATGCTGCGCAAGAGTCACCCCAGCGGCACCCCCCTGGTGGTCGAGCGTCCCATGGGGGTGTTTCGCCTCGATGGCGGCGGCAAATCTCGTCGCCCGTCAGGTTTTCGCCGTGATCTCGGCACTCTCAAATTCAAGGAGAGCTTCTATCCATGATCACCGGCCTTGATCCTGATGTAATCGCCGCCCTCAATCAGCCAAACGTGACAGCGCTCTATGCCCTCAAGCTGGACTTGATGAGCGGTATGAGCCGCCTTCACTCTGGCTTGGGGGAGCTGGTGCTGGGTGGTGAGGTGTATTACGGGGTCGGTGCCCTGGGGGCGGTCAGCCCCCAGAAAGAACAGATATCCACCTCGCCAACCAAGCTGAGCGTCACCCTGACGGGGTTGGACAACGCCCTGCTGGCCGAGGTGATGAGGGAGCGCATCGTTGACCGAATGGCGTGGCTTTATCTGGTCGTGCTTGGCCCTGATGGCACCCCCCTCAATGCCTGTTTGCAGTTTAGCGGCAAGATAGCGCAAACCCCCATCAAGGCAGGGCGAACCAACACCATCCAGCTCACCATCTCGAACAAGTTTGAGGACTGGCAGAAGGGCCTCAACTTGCGCAACACCGACGAAAGCCACCGCCGCATTCACCCGAATGATCGCTTCTTCCGCTATCAGAACCAGATGGCTGACCGATCCATCTACTGGGGATCCAAGAAAGATGCCCCGAGTTTCAACTATGAGGACTGACCGCCATGCGCCACCCAGATTGGCAAATCCGCATCATCACCACCATTCAGGCCGCCACCGAGCGGCCTTTTTGTTGGGGTGAAAATGATTGCTGTCTGTTTGTCGCTGACGTGTGTCTTGCCGCTTGCGACAAGGATCCCGCAGCCCAGTATCGGGGGCGCTACACCACCGAGATCGGCGCCAAGCGGGTGCTTGCCAAGACCCACGGCAGCATTGAGGCCGCCCTCGATGCGCTGTTTGTCCGTGTACCAATTGCCATGGCCCAGCGCGGCGATGCCCTGGTGTTTGATGGCCCAAACGGGTTGACCGCCGGGGTCATGTGGGCTGGCCAAGTCTGGGCCATGACAGAGCAAGGCGCCCGCCCCATCCCGGATCAAGTCCCCCTCATTGCCTGGAGAGTTGAATAATGCCCGCCGCTGCCGTCCCTCTTATCGCTGGTGCCGCTGCTGGCGCGGGCGCTTATGCTGCCGTGACGGCTGTCACGGTGGGCATGGCCCTTTCCATCGGCACAGCGGTGGCCACTGCCACCATGATGTTGACGACGAAAAAGCCGTCGCTCTCTGACTATCGCAGCGCGAGCGAGCGTAGCCAGGTGCTGCGTGCTGCCGCCAGCGACAAGACCTGTGTCTATGGCCGCGTGGTGTCCTCCGGTCTGCTGTCGTTCGCCGCCGAGCAGGCCGGCGAGCAGGATGAAGGGGAGTGGCTGCACCTGGCCCTGGTGATCGCCGGTCACAAGCTCTCCCGCGTTGGCGACATCTGGCTGGGTGACGATCTGATCGGCACCTTCTCCGATCTGGTCTCCTACGAACTCCATGCCGACCGCAAAACCTGCGACCCCTTCATGTTGGCCAAGTGTGCCGATTGGAAGGAAGACATGATTGGTCAGGGGATTACCTGGCTGCGCCTGTCACTCAAGTTCGACCCCCAGAAGTTCCCGGCGGGGCTCCCCAACATCAAGGTGGAGAAGTTCGGAAAGGAGGTGTGGGATCCCAGGGACAGCAAATGGAAGTGGAGTGATAACGTCGCCCTGGTCATCCTCGACTATTACCGCTCCTGGCTGAACGTGCCGGACGATGAGATCCGCATGAACGAGTTCATCGTGGCTGCCAACATCTGCGATGAACTGGTCACGCGCCCGGATGGGACGCGGGAACCCCGCTATACGGCCAACGTGGAGTTCGATCTGGGCGAAGCCAGATCCAAGGTGTTGGAAGCACTCCACATGGCGTGTGCCGGCCAGCCGACTTACATAGGCGGCAAGCACGGCATCATCGCGGGGGCTTATTACGGGCCTGCCAGCGACGAGATCCGGGCGCACCAGATTATCGGGGATAGCGAGCTGCTGCCGGAGCCAGCCAGCAGTGAGAAAATCAACCAGGTGACCGGGACATTTGTTGACCCGATCACCTTCAAGAAGACCGACTTCCCGGCGGTGATTGTCAACGAATGGGTGGAAGAGGACGGCGGCCTTGCCCTGCTGGAAGACCTCGACCTGCGCTGTGTGACCAGCGAATACCAGGCCCAGCGTCTGGCGAATATCATGCTGCGTCAGCGCCGCGCCGCCCGCACAGTGACATGCCCGATCAACCTCTCTGGCTGGCGCTATCGCCCCGGCAGCTCGATCCGACTCTACATCCCGGCTCTGGGCATCAATGGCCCCGAGTTTCGGGTGGTCGATTGGTCGTTCTCGCTGACCAGTGGGGTCGAGCTCACATTGCGAGAAGAGAGCCCGCTGTTTTGGTCGGACGCCATTGGCAAGCCCATGGAGCGCCCGGAAATCACCGAGCTACCCTCGGGCGGTGTGGCCATGCCGGATCAGCTCCGTTATGAAGTGGAACAGATTGGCGAGGTGATCCAGGGCGTACTGTCCTGGCGCAACGTCGGCACCATCGCCTACAACCAGGTGATCATCCAGCGCCTTGACCCCGGCAAGCCCCCGGTGGTGGTGCTGACTGCCCAGGTGCCGGGGCAATCTTGCCGGGTGAATGGCCTGGCGGCCGGAAACTACGTGGGCCAAGTCCGCGCCATCGCCATGACCGGCGCCCCGTCGCCGGTTGCGTCGGTCAATTTCACCATCCAGGTGCCCGCTATCCCCGTGGGGGTCGAGGTTGAGGCAGGCAACTGGTCCCTGGCCTTCCGCCCGGTGTTCACCGGTGGCCAGTCCTACGGCACCCTCTGCGAATGGTGGTGGAGCAAAGTGCAGCTGCCCCTGGCCGAGGTGCAGACCAAGGCCACCAATGCAGGCTTGGGTGCGTTCATGACGTTTCAAGGGTTGCAGCCAGACACCACCTATTACGTGTGGTTGCGGGCCGTCAACGCCTACGGCAAATCTGGTCTGTTCGCGGCCAGCGGGAAAACCTCCTACGACGCCGCCTCCATTCTCGACATCCTGGATGGGGAGATCGGTGGCGAACACCTGCGCGAGGAGCTGCGCAAGCCCATCGAGCAGATCGCGGACATCGTTGACCAGGCGATCCCAGACATCATTGGCAAACTGGAGCTGGTCGAGCGCGAGTTCACCGATTTGAGCGAAACCGTCGCGCCGATTGCTGAACGGGTGCCCGTCATCGACCAGCAGATGACCGGCCTGGGTGATGCCCTGTCGGCCCTTGATGAGCGGTCAAAGCAGACCGAAAACCTGCTGCGCGATGAGCAGAATCACCTGGGCCAGATGGGCATCGATACCGTCCTGCAGCAAGACAAGCTGCACGGCAAGATTGACCGTGTACAGAGTGAAATGGGCGATCTTCGCGATGCCATTTTCACGGTTAATCCGGGCACCGGCCAGATCGAGATGGACGCTGTGCGGGCGTTGCGCGACGAGACCCAGGCCAGTTTTACCGAGGTCAACCAGAAACTGGACGCCGCCACCGGCACCTTGGCCACCAAGGCCGATCATGCAGTGGTGGATGCCCAGGGCGAACGGCTGACCGAGGCCGAGCAGGTGCTGGATGGCATCAATGCCAAGATCACCCAGACGGTCACCAAATCGGAGTTCACCAGCGAACAGCAGCGCCTGACCGAGGTCAGCAGCTCCCTGGATGCCGCCCTGGGGCAGATCCAGCAGAAGGCCGCCCAGTCCACCGTGACCGAGCAGGGCGAACGGCTCGCGGCGGCAGAGCAACGGATCACCGTCAACAGCGATGCCCAGTCGGCCCTGGCCGAGCGCGTATCCGGCCTCAAGGCCGAGCTGGAGGCAGATGACCAGGCCCTGCTGGCCAACATCACCGAAGTGGCGCGGGTCAGTACCGAGGCTGACCAGGTGTTAGCTGAGCGGGTCAGCGGGGTCGAGGTGCGTACCGACACCGCCGAGGGCAAGATCCGGGCGCTGGAGCAGATTGTCGAGAGTGACGGCGGGATCACTGCTGGCCGCTTTGACGAGATCACCGCCACCCTGGATCTGACGGCCAAGGCAGCTGACCAGGCCGCAGAGGCCGCCATTGCCAACGCCCTCGCGGGCGATAAGGGGGAGCAGCGTCACCGCCAGGCCGAGGCATCCATTCGCCGTGACCAGCAGGTGCAGCTTGATCTTCATCAGGCCCTGGCGAGCGAGGTCACCGACCTCAGTGCCAAGTTCGAAGGGGAGAAGGCCGCCACCACTGCCCGTCTGACAGAGGTTCGGGAGGTGATCGCCGGGGTGGAGCAGTCCACCGCCCGGGAGTTAAGCCAGCTCAAGACCGACTACCAGGCAGCAGACAGCAAGGCCGCCGCCGCCTTGGAGGAGAGCAAGCGCACCCTGAGCGCCGCCGATCAGGCCATGGCCGAACGGGTAACCCAACTGCAGGCCACCCTGGAGGGGGATGATCAGACGCTCAACGCCGCTATCCTGGAAACCCAGCGCACCCTGGCGCAGGGGGATCAGGCGCTCGCCGAGCAAATCGGCCAGCTCAAGACAGCCAGCGGCGATCAAGCCGCCCAGCTCACCAGCCTGGGCAAGGTGGTCACCGATGGTCAGCAGGCCACCGGCGAGGCCTTGCAACAGCTCACCACCAAGACCGACAAGACCCAATCCGATGTGGGCACCTTGTCTGAGGCCGTGGCAGAGCAGGGCAAGGCGCTGGCCGCTCGCCAGGATGACCTGTCAGCAGAAGTCGATCTGACCGCCCTGGCCAGCATCGGCAACACCTTGGCAGATGATCAGGACGAGGACCGGGCTCGCAAGGCCCGCGCCACGATCACTCGTCGTCAGGATACCCAGGCAGATGAACACCAGGCACTGGCCCGCGAGGTGACCCAGTTCCGGGCCGAGTTTGAGGGGGAGCAGGCGGCAACGTCCGCCGCGCTCACCGGGGTGAGGGAGGTGATCGCCGGGGTGGAGCAGTCCACCGCCCGGGAGATCAGCCAGCTCAAGGCCGATTACCAAGCGGCAGACAGCAAGACCGCCGCCGCCTTGGAGGAAAGCAACCGTACCCTGAGCGCCGCAGATCAGGCCATGGCCGAACGGGTAACCCAACTGCAGGCCACCCTGGAAGGGGATGATCAGACGCTCAACGCCGCTATCCTGGAAACCCAGCGCACCCAGGCGCAGGGGGATCAGGCGCTGGCCGAGCAACTGACCCAGTTGCAGGCCAAGGTGGAGACGGGTGACAAAGCGCTCGATGCGGCCATCAAGCAGACCCAGCAAGCCCAGGTGACTGGCGACAGCGCCCTGGCAACGCGGATGGATCAACTGCAGGCCTCCCTGGAAGGGGATGACCAGACGCTCAACGCCGCTATCCTGGAAACCCAGCGCACCCAAGCGCAGGGGGATCAGGCGCTGGCCGAGCAACTGACCCAGTTGCAGGCCAAGGTGGAGACGGGTGACAAGGCGCTCGATGCGGCCATCAAGCAGAACCAGCAGGCCCAGGTGACGGGTGACAGTGCGCTGGCTACCCGCATGGACAAACTGCAAGCCACCCTGGAGGGGGACGACCAGACCCTCAACGCGGCTATCCTGGAAACCCAGCGCACTCAGGCGGCGGGTGACCAGGCGCTGGCTGACCAGGTGACCCAGTTGCAGGCCAAGGTGACCGAGGGCGACCAGACCCTCAATGCGGCCATCCAGCAGACCCAGCAGGCCCAGGCGGCGGGCGACAAGGCCAACGCCGAGGCCATCACCAAGGTGCAGGCCAACCTCAACAACACCAACGCCGCCGTCCAGAGCGGCGCCACCGCGACGGCCAACCTGCGCGGGGAGGTCGAGGCGGGCTGGTACACCAAGGCCAAGATCAACGGCGAGGGCGGCGGCTTTGGGTTGTCCGTCAAACTGAACGCGGACGGCACCACGCTGACCTCCTTTGTCGTCGATACCGATGTGTTTGCCGTGATGTCGCGGGCAGCGGGCGCCGCCAGCAAGCGCCACCCGTTCATCATTAAAAACGGCACTGTGTTCATGAACCACGCCATGATGGACACGGCAGAGATCGGCAACGTGATCGCCAAGTACATCAAGGTCACCAACATCGACGCGGCCACCATCGTGAACAGCGACTTCAAGGGCGGCAATGCCGGCTTTGGTCGGGGCGGCCCCTATAGTGGCTGGGGCGAGGGGTGGCACACCATCATCTATGCCGATGGCATTATCCGCACCAACAAGCTGTACGCGGCCGCCGGCTCGTTTACCGGCGAGGTGAATGCCAACAGCGGCACGTTTAACAACGTGGTGATGCGGGAGAACTGCCAGATCCTGGGAAAACTGAGCGTTAACCAGATTGAAGGCGATGTGACGCGGGTCTATGCCCTGGAGTCCTACGTCGCCAGCGATCGGATCTCGTTTACCATCCCGGCGTTTTCCCGCACCCGAAACTTGGTGATCTCGGGCATAGAAATTTATGCGCGAGGTGACACCCAGGGAGGCGGGGGTGACCACTCTGACAAGCCCATCACCAGAACCGCGTCCTGCGCGATCACCATCAATGGGGCAACCACCTCGGATTCGGTGTCTGCAACCGGGTCAGGTAATTTCACAAGCACAGTGTGTGGCCGAACGGTGGTGATCCCGCCCAACCAGATCACCTCCGTTACCATCGCGTTCACGGGCGGTTATCGAGTGCGCGGCGCGGTCGCTATGGTGTTCACTCAGTAATAGGCGGCAAATCGCCACCACAACAACCCGGCCCTGTGCCGGGTTTTCTTTTCAAGGAGCTTTCAATGGCTGGACTTTGGCAGCGCACCGGCAACGTGACGGTGACGAATGGCAGCAAGACCCTCACCGGCTTTGGCACCAAGTGGAAAACCGGTACCCTCCCGATCCAGAAAGGGCACACCTTCTATGGTCCAGACAATGCGGCCTATGAGGTTGACACCGTGGTCAGCGATGAAAACATCCTCCTGGTTGATGCCTATCGCGGCGGCACCATGGCCAATCAGCCGTACCGGATCGACATCACCCGCACCTCGACCATCAGCCAGTTTGCCGCCGACCTGGCCTCCCTGGTGGCCAAATACCGCAGCTGGTTCGACGGCATGATGACCTGGCTGACCGGCTCGGGGGATGTCGCCATCCTCAACCCGGACACTGGCGCCAACGTCACCATCCCCAGTTGGAAGAAGGTGGCCAGCGAAGGAGAGGGGCAGGCGGCCCGCGCCAAGGTCGAAGCCGACCGGGCAAAGACCGAAGCGGATCGCGCCCTCACCGAGGCTGACCGGGCAGCGGGGATCGTGGCTGCCGCCGCCCTGCCGCTGCCGGATGTGTGGGCGCCGCTCTCTGACAGCCTGCGCCTTATCACCGGTTATGGCCGTGACGTGCTGGTCGGGTCGGATGTGGTGGCGCGGATGGTCAACTTTTCCCGCAACTCAACGGCGACCTACATCGGCAAGGATGGCCAGCTTAAAACCGCTGCCGCGAATGAGCCGCGCTTTGAGAAAGAGGGGCTGCTGATTGAGGGGCAGAGTCAGAACCTATGGCCAACCTCAGAGGGAGCTTCTCAGCTTGGGGCTGCTGCGTCTACTGCGGTAACTGCCTCTGGGTTCAACCTGCGAGCATACTCTGGAACGGAATCTGCGACTAAGGATGTCGTTGTTCCACAATCTACGACGATCACGGTGTCGGTCGTGTTTCTCGCAAATGGAACCCCGTGCAAGCTTGCAGTGCAAAGCAGGGACGGTCAGGGCTTTACTAGCTGGTTCGGTATTGATGCCAGCGGTAATGTTGCCGTTCACCCAACCATTACGTTTGCAGCCGTCAGTAGTGTTAGGGTTGGGAATGTGGTGCGGGTTGCTGTAACCCTCCCGCCGCTGGCATTGACCACCATACTCCGCTTGTATCGGTGGGACTCTACCTCCGTTCAGGGCGACACGTTTGGTTGCATCCAGGTAGAACAGTTGCCGTTTGCCAGCTCATATATCCCAACGGCTGGGGCCGCAGTCACCCGAGCGCCTGACAAGGCATGGATCCAAACAGCCGGAAATATTGCGGTATCGCCCTTCACGGTGGCAATGGAAGTCAACTTCAGAGGGGTTAACTCAACCGGCCGATATGCTCGACTGTTTACGTGCGCCCCTGCGTGTTATGCGTTCTTTACTGACATAGGTATGTCTGGGAGATTCAACGCCACATCAACTGTCACTGCGTTTTCATTAAACCCGATAGGTCGCGCAGTCAGCGGCATGGTCTTTAATGGGGCGACAGCCAAGCTGTTTAGCGCGAAGAAATTCGGGCCAGCATCAGCCATATCTTCGCTGACTGATTCAGATGTGTCTGGCGATCTCATCCTTGGCTCCACCACCACGCTCTCATCTTCTGACACTCTGTTTGGCCATATTCGTGATGTGAAGATTTGGCGACGCACTCTGACTGACGATCAAATCAAGGCGGTAGCATGACCGACTTTATCGACCTCAACTTAAAGGCGGCCGATAAGGCCGCCATGACCAAGGCCCTGCAGGCCGCTGGCTTTATCAAAGACGGCGAAAGCGGCACCCTCTATCACCCCACCGCCTCGTTGCAGCTTCTGCCGCCCGGCATGGTAACCAGACCGACTGGCGAGGTTCAGCTGGTCGATGGGGTGGAGATCGCCGTGCGCGAGGCAGTACCGGGCTATCACGCCAACGTCAGAACCCAAGACCCTGCAATGGCCGCCGCCCTGGCGCCGGTGACGGTCGTTGTTGAAACCCCGCAATACGTCTGGGCCTAAATTCTCGCAGAGCCTGAAATGTTCACAGTTAAACAAGGTACAAAAGATGGTACAGAATAAATTGGACTGGAAATTAAGGCATTAGATTCAGTTAATTATCGTGTGGTTACATAATCGTGGAAATAGAACGTGGGCCCGCTGGCCGGGTGCGCTGATGTGCTCATGTTGCTCGAAAGGAGTGTCCGATGACGGCGGCGCCTGGCGCCTGGGTGGGGGTGCCATGCACCGCAATTGCCTGCATGGTAAACCATCGCGCTGGCAGAGCGAAGTCCGGGGCGTTCGCCTGGCGCTTTAATGGGCAGTGGGCGTTGTCCGTGAGCCTGATCATCCCATCGGTCCGGCTCAGGGCAGGGGAAAGTGAGGGGTCAGGGTATTGAGGTCCAGCAGGGTGAAGTAGCCGCCCTCCTCGGGATACCAGCCGCCGGTGTCGATGTAGTGGACGTTGCCAAGGCGCACCGGCTCCCTCACCGGGGTGTGGCCCACCACCAGGGCGGCGAGATCCGCGACCCCGCTCTCGTCCAGCCGTTCGATACGGCGCCTTGACCAGAGGCAGACGTTCTTGATGGCCCGAAGCCGTCCGCCGCTCACCCCGGCATCGAGTTGGTCCAGCAGCCCCTGCCAGGAGGAGAAGGGACAATCGGCGTGAAGCAGCCCGACCGGACCGGCCGGGGTGGCCACCTCGATGACCAGGGGCAGGCTGCGGTAGTGGACGGCGAACGCCGCCTGCTCGGCAGGGGTCAGGTGCTGAAACCAGCCGCCGCCGTTTCGGATCCAGTTCTCCCGATCGCAGCTCTCGTAACGGCAGACGTAGTCGTCGTGATTGCCGCAGACCGGGTGAAACCAGGGTCTGGCCAGCCAGTGGATCACCTCGCTGCACTCGGGCCCGCGATCCGCCAGATCCCCGACGCTGAAGAGACGGTCCCGGGCGGGATCAAAATCCAGGGTGTCGAGGGCCTGCTGCAACAGGGCGAAGTGGCCGTGGATGTCGCCGACGGCCAGATCGCGCCCCAGGGCGTTTTGGGGGAAGCGTCTTATCAGGGGGGAGGGTGTCAT